AAACTCAAAAGCAGCAGATACCCAAGTTGGGTTAGGTCTGTGACCGTAACCGTTGGTTACCTGAACCGCTACAGATGGTTCTACAAGGGTAGGAACACCCGCTACTACCGCAGTCGCCCGAAGGGGTTCTGGGTCGTAGGCGTGCATGATTCCCCGATATGGGCCTTCAAAGGCATAACCAGTGATGGTTTCCTCTCCCATTGGGTATTTCCCAGTGGTAAGAGCACGAACATCTTCGGAAATACCTAGTTCATCCTTGAACAGTTGATTCTGTTCAATAGAGAACACAGCCTTGAATACACCGTTATCTCCCTCACCTTCGAAAGGCTGGACACCAAGAGTTTCTCTCATGTGTGCCATCAACACTTCTAGGGATCGGTGTGATACTGGTGAATCTGGGATTCTGTTTGGCCATGCTGTTGCTAGAGCGTTTACGTCACCGGCATAAGCCTGTGCAAATGTCGCAGTAGAGTCGATGGTATACTTACCACCAGACTGGTCTAGGAAGTTAGCACGCGCGTCGGCGTTGTTAAGTCTAACCATCAACTGCTTGAGAGAGTTGATAGCAGCAGGATAAGCGGACTTGAAGGCGGTTCTTGTGGTCTTAACACAAATCTTCGGCCCTCGTCCACGGAAGTTCTTTAGCTGGAACTGAAATTCAGTTGAACCAACTTGGTCTACTCCACCACCAGTTCCGCAAGCAGAAGATGAAGGAATAAATAAAGGACGAGTCATTGACCCGAATGGCACAGCCATTTCGGATACAACGGATCGAACGATATCGGATACGTTTTCGAGCGTTCCACCTTCCATCATATTGATGTAGGGCGCTCTTTTTGCCACAGTCATCGCTACGTCGCCCACGAGACGGTTAGTGTCTCTTGAAGCAAAGTCAACGACCTGTTGGGGGGTGATACAATCAGCCATATAATTCTAGGGGTTGTGCTTGTCTTATAGACAAGCGGTTGTTAATTTGTCTACCTAAAGGGAGTTAGGCACTCACAAACAACCTTTACCTTGCGGCTGACCCACGGCTGCCGTGGACTTCTATTTGTCGCCTATAGAAGCAAATTCTTGCTCATTACTGAGCGCGACTTACCTTATATCTATAAACAGTCTAGGTATATCTGTCAAGTCTTTTTATCTAGGCGGCTTACAAAAACCCTTTTTGAAGGCTTTTGGAAATGCTATCTGTCTAGATTGATCTATTGGAACACCCATTGATCTTAGTGCTGATTCGGAGGCATAGTATATCTCGAATTGAGACGCTATGCTACCTATCTTAAAGCTAGAGTCTACTACCTTATCATTGATAGATTGTTCTGCGAATTTAGTTCCCAGATCGAATCCAGATGATCTCATGGAGTTGCAGGCTACTAGATTATTCGAAGAAGATAATGCGGATATAAACTCCCCATTACTAAAACGGATTGTATCTCCATACCACGGACTCCATGGAGTTACATCCCATGGATATCTATCTGGTTTCCATGGGACAGTATTGGGAATATAGGTCTCTTTTGGTTTTTCCCAATGGAAAACTACACCTATTACTCCACAGTCTTTAATATCTCCTGATTCTGATCTATTAGCGTAGCTCTTTCTCTTGTTTGAGAATACAAAAGGATGGACTTCATCATTAGAGGTTCTGTATCCTTTGATAGTATACGATCCGTAGCCGTTTATGATATATCCGGCTCCATCTGTTTGGGCTGGTTCTCCGTCTATGACGTTTAATCCGTCTACAGAACAAACTCCTAGAACTTTCTCTACGGAGTTGTTTTTAAGTCTGATTGAATATTCAGAGCCACGATGGGCTACTATGAAGATTCGTCCATTGTGGGCTATTTGTCTAACTGGTTTCCCACCTACCAGAATATCTACTTGCTGCATAATAATTTGCCCTCTCAGGGTCTTTTAGGCTGCATTATTGCAGCTATTATCTATAAGTATTCTGAGCTACTCGGTCAAGAGTTATTTTTCAGATACAGGAATATCATATTAATTTAGACCTTCTAAGTGAACCTATTACATTAGCCATGATAGCACCTGCTGGATAGCAGATATTTTCATCTGGGTTATCAAATGCTTTGGGGTCTTTTTTAATCCTGTCTCTCTGAGAGAATGCAAATGCTGCATGAACGGATTCGTGACAAATGGTTTCTATATCTAGGTTTTTCTTGGATAAAACCATGACTGCAAAATATCTTGGGTCTACAAAAACGTTCTTTAGTGAAGTTGCTCCATTCTCGTCTACGTTATAAACTTCATATGCTAAATATGAAACCGCTCCCAGTGCTCCTGGAATCGGATGACCTAGCGCCTTTTTGAAAAACCGTTTCATATGATTAACGGTATCAAATACCAGAAGTTTACACTTTAATCTGGTTCTCTTAAATCCTATGTCGTCTTCCCATATTAACCCTTTAGCATGTGGATGATTACTAAAATCTCTCCTGAGCGGCTTTTTATTTCTTATAATACGCATTTAGAATTCAGAACAGTTTTCTATGATCCTATATATACAGGTTGGGGAGATGCAAACTAATTTACATCTCTCGTCGATTAGACTGCTCCCGCATATGGGACAGGTATTCGTTTGCACTAGCCTCATTGATGGAATAATAGCCACCACAGGTCTTACATTGAAGCTGGAACTGTTTAGTTCCTCCTGCGGTAACTCTTGTCTTGCTGATCCTAACATCTTCCCCTCCGTCTCTTGGGCATGTCCATTTTGGTGCTCCATTCATTACTCCTACGTGAGTTTTATGTGGGACAAGTAAACTTAGTTTCTCATATACCTTCTCAAGAAGTCTTACGTCTCCAGCACAATACTTCATCATTGTCTTCAAAGCTTCGGGGTCTTTGTATATTAGAACCTTCTTCCATAAGCCTCTTGGAGTTTCTATCTTTTTACCGACTCCAAGAAATTGCCCCAAGTAATCAAGCTTGTTGCAATTAAACCTAAACTTCCTACTAGCCCAAGCACATGTGTCTATGGTTTTGTAGGATGGAAATAATTGAATTCCATGATGTGCGGCCCTTCCTTTTAAGAAGGGATGGTCATAACTATCTCCGAAATGAGCCACGGATTCATCGGCTTCTGCGAGTATTGAAGAAAAGGATCGAATCAAGTCTCCATCATCCTGGTTTTCATCCCATGGTAGAACGTGGGTAAGTTTTTGTCCGGCCCACTTATATCCTATGCAGATGATCTTTCTTTCTAATAGGATATTATCATACGGAATATCTATCTTCTTCCCGACCCGAAATGATAATACTATGTTCGGAGACGTTTCCGCGTCCCAATAAAGTCTCTTCATGATTCATGAACCATCTCTAGCGTTCCGGCGTATCCGGCTATATCTATAACTGAATCTCTTTTGTATGCGTTGCACAGTCTGGATAGTTTTACACAGATCATACACAGGGCAACTTGTTCGGGTTTCACTTCCGATCCTAAGACCGCCTCCCACATTTTAGCTGTTCGGGCGAAGTCTAATTTAGGATGGCCGTAGCTCTCCTGTCTAGCTCCATGGATGATATGATTAGCTTCTTCCAGGATGTTTTTCTTTTGAAGCTTTTGTTCAAGTTCCTCAACCTCTATCGTTCTTCCAGTTTGGAACTGAGTTAACTCAGGATACATAAAGCAGGGTTTCTCCAGCCATTTGGCTACGTGATACTCTGCCATTGCTCCTGTAGATTTTGTCCAACCGGGAAGGAATACAACACCGTCTGATTTTATAATACCCTCAACGTCTCTTAGAACGCTTTTGGGAACAAACTCTCCTTTGTATTCATCCTTGTCTGGATCGAACCCAAGGTCTACATCCATCTTATGTGGACTGATAACAGTAAACCCTCGTTGGGTTAAATCCTGATAGGCTTCTTCAAATGCGTCGAAGTTATATCTAGGGAAACCTCGCATCGGGCCTCCCAGGTAGAAAGTAGTCATGTTTTCTCCTAGATTACTGGGGGAATGTTTCTTGCGTTACTGTAGTTCCTTCGTATTTATCTTTAGCAATAAGTGCATTGATTTCATCAATAGTCTCCATTACCTTCATCGGCGGGTCTTTGGTGAACTGAACCATGGTAAAGGTCATACTGTTATCTTCTCCGATAATTGGAATGTCTTTACTTTGTTCTACCTCGAACATACATACAATCTCACTGGGATTGATTGATCCAGGTTTCTTGACTAGTGAGAATGTATCTTGGCTTTCTGCTTTTTGTAAAAGTGCGGTCACGCGAATCATATAGTTTTTTCTTTTCTTTTAATCCAACCAATCTTAGCAGATTGGCTCATTTTTCTTTTAGTTTCTTCTGATGCTTTCCATCCTAATTTAGATATCTTATTTTTCTCTGAAATTTTCCTTCTAGCTTCTGGGGTAAGCCGCCTCTTTCTTCTTGCTATACTTAATTTCTTACGTGTTTCTTCGCTAGGATGCTTACCAGTAAGTGCTAAGCTTATTCTTTTTCTGGTTTCTTCTGTATGTTTATGATGAGAATGAGATTTCTTTATTGAAATGGACTGCTTTAATCTAGTCCCTGGGCTAACTTGAAATCCCCTTCTAGAACCAGCAATTTTAAGTATATTATATTCTGGATTATATCCATCAATCCACGCTTGCTCATATTCTAATAATTTCTCTATATCTGGAACATAAGACAAGATGGTTATAATAAACGATTCTTTGCCATATTTATCCCATGATGATTGTAGATACTTATTAGGATGCCTTCCTCGGCTAAGAAACCATAGATGAGTCCCAATTCTCTTTTCAACATTAAAAGAACTTCCGATATATCTCTTGCCATTAACTAAATTGGTTATGGCGTAAATACCGCTAATCATATAGCGGGGGTCGCCCACGCTTTCCACGTTCCCATGGCTTGTTTTTATTTCTTTTCCTTTGGGCTACCCTCATTTTTACAGAACAATTTGCACATAGAACCCTTTCATCAATAGCATCATTCTGACACCTTAAACACTGCCCCCGGTCTTTTCTCTTTTGAGAGTAACTTACTTTCTCGGAATCGGTGTGAGCCATGTGTCGGCTGGTTTCATTCCAGGTCGTAAACCGGCTGGAGGTGGTGTTGGATTCCTGAATGCGGGCTGTGGTGTGGCGGTGAATTGTGCTTTAGTTGGAACACTATCCCCAGGTCTTGTCATTGATCTTACGTTTGAATCGTTCGGATCAGGCTCATACCATGGTCTAGTTGGGGGCATGGGAAGTGATCCATTGTTTCCTTGCGGCATCTGGTTAAGCTGAACTAGGAAGTTTTCTATATTCTGGATTTTAGCTTCCAATGCGCTATACATTTTCATTACAGCGTCTTGCATTGGATTTTCTTCCGCTTTCTTCTCGGCCTCTCCGTGGTTTAGATATGAGTCAACCACCTCTATAGGGAAGTTGCCCGTCTTTAACCATGTCTTAACTGTGGATGGTTTCTTATTGAAGAAGTTGGCGGTCTCTTCGATACCGTTCTGAGTGATGAAATCACTTAGTTCTTGTCTGAGGTTCATAACTTTATTTTCTTCCCATCCGTCCTGAATGTTACTATCTGATTATTTTTAGATGGTTTCTTCTTGGATAAATAGCTCTCCAATATTGCAACCGTTTCTTGATCTGTAGCCGGTCTTAGTCTAACTTCTGACTTTTGTTGCATTTCTTTCCTGATAGTTGCCAATATTTCCTTATAATCGTCAGGAATTGGAGCACGATATATGGGTTTAAGCCAAACATCTGACGGACTTGTATCTTTAGGTTTCGGAGTTAAGTCTATGTAATAGACTATAACCTCCCTTTTGAAGAGTTTCTTTAACCAGTTCACTTTAGGAATTCTTCAACTGCCTGTCGTGCAGTTAGATTCTTGTCTGATTGGACTTCTGTGCCAGGAGGCGGGGCATTGGATTGTCGTGTAGCTGCTCCTGATCCCTTTACCTTCTCGTGTCGATCTTGAAGTTCTTTGTAATCTTTTTGTAGTTTTTCTACTTGATCTACTAAGTCTTTGTTTGCTTCCATTAGATAGGCAGACTGAGCAGCGGTGACTACTAGTCTGCCGATATTCTTAGGGTCTTTCATTCCTCCTTCGAATTCTTGATAAAGTGCTGAGACTTTATCGAATCTGTCGTTATGTTTATCTACGGTAGACTTTTGGTAATCCGTGGCGTTGTCTGGGTATTCCCATTTCTGTCCGAAGATACCCAGAGACTTGATGGCCTCCTGAGCACCCTGAGCATAGGACTCGCCCATTTGCTTGGCTCTTTCCTGTGCTCTCTCGGTTGCGTGAGTTTTAGCGTCTTGAACCGCAGCATCCATTTGATCGCTGAGATCAGCGGTGTCTGCTACAAGACGCTCCATTCGCTTTCTATCGGCTAGTGGAAGCTTTGGTAGAATTTTATCAGACAACCATTCAGACCATGTTAGCTCTCCACCAAGCAAGGCAGGAACAATTTCATTGGAGTTTGAGATTACTCCTATTCCTCCAGCTTTTTGGATTAACTCAATAACGGGGTCTCTAAGTTCGTTGGTTTTTAGGATGTTTATAGCCTGAGTATTCTTAGCTTCTAACTGAGAGATGAACTTCTGTTGAATCTCTGGGTCTTTGGAAGGGTCTTCGGCTCGTCTATATGTAGAAAGTTCTTCCAGTTCTGTTTTGATCTCTGGAGTTAGAATTTCTCTATTCTCAAGTTCCTGAATTCTGGTCTCGAATTCCTTTGCCTTTTTCTCAATCTCCCTGCGAGACGCACGTTCGGCTTTGACTAAACCCTTTAGAGTAGCAAATCCTTTCTCCTGTTGGGGAGATTTTGGTTTGATCTCGTCTAATTGCTTGTCTAAGTCTTCGTCAGTATCGGCAGGAGTTTCCTTAGCCTCCGTAGTTACCTGAGCCTCTGGAATCGTATTCTCAGCAACCGGAGTTGGAGGAATAGGTGTAGGGTCAGGTGTTGGAGTTGGGGCAACATCTGGGAATGCCTCGTTAACTGCTAAAGCGGCTGATTGGCTAATTTCTTCCATCGTTAGGTGGGGATTGAAATTCTAATACGTTCTCAGGTTCTTCATCTTTTTCTTCGGTCAGTTTTACTATCTGTTGTAGTAGATAAATTTGGCCTTTGGTGAACCTGTAGTTTAGGGCTTCTTCTTCGTTGGTCTTCCCTGTCTCCATCTTAATGGAGTTTTGGAGGATCGTTAAAGCTTTCTGCCCTGTTTCCGAGTTAAAGAATTCTCGGGTCGCTGCGGCATCCTGCGGATGCCAGATGATTTGCTGCACCTTCTTTTATATGGTCTTTAAGGGGGTAATGTCAAGAATTATTTTCAATATCCATGTCTGGATACCGTCTCTTGATCTTCCTCTTAATGGTAGCTTGTTCTGCTGGTGTTGCGTAGTGCAACATTGATAACGCAGCTTTGGCGTGACTACGGTTATGTATCGGGAAAGCCCTCTTTCCAGGTATAGCAAAAGCTGAACTTGGTAGTTTTTTTCTCTGTGATGCTGTTAGTTTAGCCATATTACATGGTTGCCGTAGGCTCTGTAGGCTGCGGCGGTGTCGGTGTCGGCCCTGATTGAACTGGTGGCATAGGTGGACGAATCATTGTATCTTCTGGATTTGGTAGGTTCGGATTACGCGCCATGGCAACGGCATTGTGAACAACTGGAATATTGGCTGCTGGTAGGGTTGAGTTTCCTACTGCTCCAACTGTAGACGGCTGAAATCCGGCTGCGGCTTCAATTTGTCGTTTAACATCATCGGGAGCGTCCTTATACGTGATTGAGGATGCTATTTTACCGATATGATCCTCTGGGGGTGGTATCTGACCACCGGGAGGTTGCTGCGGCGCGTTCTGGGGGCCATTCTGTGCGTTTGCGGCCCCTTTCTGAGCGTCTTGTGCAATCGCTTCTAAAGCCTTGTCGAATCCGTTTATAGCGTCCTGATATGGTTTTATTTGCTGCGGATCACCCTTTGCCTCAGTCCATGCCTGGATATGTCCGTCTAAGTGCCTCAACGTTAGGTTGTAAGCGTCCATCATCTTCGGGTCTTTGGATGCTGCGAGTTGAGGTAGACCCATCTTTAGTTCTCCGAGGGCGGTTTTCAGGTGAACTTCATGCGGGTCTCGTGGTGAAACCGGCATAGACGCACCCTGAATCATCGCTTCGTCTTCTAAGATTTGTTGTCTGTATCCTTCAATCTCGTTGGCTTGTAGACCTTGTTCATCTAGTAGGATATCCTTGGTAAAGTTAGGATCAACCATTGCAGTTATGGTTCTATCTAATAACTTGTGTTGATCCACATTCGGGTCTCCTCTGAGAACCTGAAACGCTCCGATAACCTTTTGATCCTTGGAGTTGCTTACATCCTGAACTACCTGCGCTACGGGTGATTCAGCAAGTTCTTTGATCTCTTCTGGAAGTAAACCGGCTTCTTCTAGGTCTTTTTGAACACCCTTTGCTATGTCGTCCTGTGTATCAGGATCGCATAGTCTTCTTTGGATTATAGAAATAAGTTCGGAATGTTGACCCCATGCTCTTGCTAGGAAGGCTATCTTGAATTGCTGTTCTCTCTGTGCCCTGATCTGTTCCTCAGTAGCGGTAGGATGTGGACCTTGGTCTTCGCCGTGTAAATCTGAGATATACGCACCTATAGCCTGCTCTACCCATCTGGCAGCTTGATCGTCGGCTTCTTTGAATACCGCAACATCAGGAGCTATAGGTTGCTGTTCGATATCTCCGTCTCCTGCTACTATTAGGAATGGATGACGGATTTTCAACTGCATTGTTGGGGTCTTGGTAAGATCGGTCTTGAAGATCGTCATACCAGCCAAATGGAGTTGATCGAAGAATTTATTACGATTAGCCTCGATTGCTAGGGAAAGATTGTAAACTAGTCTTCCGGTTCCTTTAGAACCATAGAATGTTCCGTTTCCTGGTTCCAGAGTAAAGAGTGTGATAACGTCTTTAATGTTATCGAAGCGTTCGTCTTTCTGGAACAGAACCTCGTGTTTACCGTTTCGGTTTACGATGTATTGGGTGACTTTCTGGGAATCTGGTTCTACGGCTAGAACGTGAAATACTTCAATTACCTTGGCTCCAGAATAAGAAGCACCTGGGTTTCCTTCTCTTATCGCGTCTTCGTAAGATCGAGGTTCGTTCGGTATTCCTGTGGTTCTCTTAGGAAGGGCATCATTAACAGCTTGAATTGAAGCATCGGTATCCCATCCTGCTTCGTCGGCTATTTCTTTGTCTTTTATAAACTCGACAAATTCGTGAACTAGAAAGTCTTTCTTAGCTGAGAAGAATGATACATTGGTAGCGTGCTGTCCTGTTCCTGATGGTAGGAATGCTCGGTCTGTGCGATACATTTCTGGCCATGGAGTGAAGGGATTAAGACATGCTACTATTGCGTTACCGTGTAAGATAACCTCGGTCCATAGAGAGTATTGAAAGTTCTTCCACCCGTTCCATGTTCGGATTGCGGTGGTTATTTTATCTCTGAATATTTCAGTTTTATTCGCAGCTTCGGGTGTCTCATCGCATAGATAAGACATGGTGAGATACTGTGAACCGTCTATTAATCCAACAGGGGCAGGGATGATCTTACTAATCACACCAGACATAAAGTTGGTGTTGAAGTTGTGCCTCCATGCCTCTCCGCTGTCTCGTAATGCCTGTCTACTAAACGGAAGGTCTCCGTTGTATTTTTTGTCTACTAAAGCTTCGAAGTTGTTTCTGTTGATTTGATCGGATTCAAGCTTAGAAGCTATAGCATAAGCCTGTTCTCCAGAAGAGATGGCTTTTTCTTTGGGTTTACCAGATTGAGAAAGCTGGTTATTAGGAAAATCTAGGGGGTTTGTGTCATTCATGTTTTAACCAGCAGAACGAAGGGAGTTGATCTTGGTATTTGTCTGCGTATTTGAGTCGGGATTCGGTGAAGAATGCAGCGGTTTGATTGTCTTGTCCTGTGACGGCACATCCGCCAAGAGAACAGCCAGTAATGGATCGTCCGCCACGTAGCATGAACAACACCCTGTCGTTCTCAACAACGCATGGCGGACAACCTTCCCGATTGCTTTGATTATTCGGACAAGTGGAGCATATGAGTGCTCGTCGCTCTGCTTCATCTTGATCCACCAAGGATGCGTCTTTTTGGGATTGAGAATATCTGTTGTATCTCCAGTTGGTCGTTCTTTGTCTGAGAGGAGGCCCGACTGACTCATCGGCTTCTTGATCTGGGTCGGCGTGACAGTAATGAGGCCATTTTTCACACAGATAGTCATTAGTCTCTCTAGACGGGTCTCCGATATCGAGTCCGTTATCGACTCTGAATTGTAAGACCCGTCTATCAAGTTCATCTTTGGTAGATGCCGTTATCTGGTGTATGTCACCAGTTCTGAGTTTCTGGGGGAAATGGAAGCCGCCCTGTTGGAGTGGTGGGACATTACCAAAGACAAACTGCATAAATAGAGCGCGCCAGCCGGGAAAACACGACGAAACCGGCTGGCGCTATCATCGGGTGAAGGAGAAGGAAAACCCGACGAATTAAACACCTGTAGGTGGAACCACCCTTGATTCCCTGTTCCCTAGCTCGGCATCCTTAGTATTAGGTGTGATTACTTTGCTTTCTTCTCGTGGGACATTGGTTTCTGGGAATTCAGTTTTGGGTTTTTCGGACTTAACGTGAGAATCTTGTTTCTTTGCCATAGTTATATCTATACATATTTAAGGGTATTATTGTCAAGTGCTAATTGGCACGAAATCTATTACATCTATAGCTCCATAGTCTGTTCTATCTTCCAGGTTATTCATGCCCTGTATAACCATGGAAGTGGGAACCATCTGTGCTCTTTGGGACTCTCTAACCCTTGCTAGGTGGATTAGCATAATAGCTGAGTCATACTCATCTGGGCTATGCCCTGCTGTGGATTTATAGGTCATCTTATCCTCGGCTTTCATAAGGTTTCGGTAAAACCCGAATTTCCTATTGATAGCCTGAGAGAATATCTTGGACATATCCATCATCGGGGCGAATTTGATTGATCCAAACTCCAACCACCTAGCAAAAGCGAACATCATTTCTGATGATACGCCAAAATATACTTCGGAAGCCGGAAGGGAGTCTTCTGTTAGTATCTTTCCTTCCGTAGCACCTTCACCCCATTGTAAGCCAAAAATAGTCCCATACTGCATTCTAATCGCATCATATAGTCCATGGGCGTTTCCGGTTCTGTCCATAATAAACCATTCTGGTCTTATGTGTAGATTTTTAAGAAACTGGATAATGTAATTAGCCATTATCAGAGTATTGTCTTTGGGAATCTGGAACTGTTGCTCTATCTGTATAGCTTTACGTGGAGCATCCCACCTAACATAATTTTGATCTGGTGTTGTATATCCTAGTGCAGTTCCAAATCTTCCGGTAGTCATTGTAGCATTATCTCCACCCTCCGAGAAAGCAGGGTCTAAGGAAGCTATCGGAACGGCATCACTTTGAAATACTAAAGTTCCAACTGAATCATTGAAAAACTGCTGTGGAGTAATAATAAACTCGGCAGTAGATTCAGGCCATGCTCCACGAGCAAAAGTGTAATAATCTGATGAGTTTTTACCAAGTCTTACATAGTTTAACCATCCCTGATAAGTCATCATACCACGGAAAACTTCTTCCTTCTGGACGACATTCTCGCTTCTGGCGGGGTCTAACCTTACCACTCTCCAACTTCCGAATTTCTCTGGGCCGAACCATTCAGTGCTATTGTCTATATCGAAGTTTTGCCATCCACCTGGGAATTCACATCTTTGCGCGAAAGCTGATTCTCTTTTCTTTGGATTGGCTCCTGATATTACTTTAGCGTGTATCCCATCCCCGGCATCAGTAGATAGGAAGTTATCTATACCCTCCCACATTCCGGCTCCAACATCTTCACCTTCGTCTGCTATCAGAGCACTTCGTGTTTTTAGTCCAAAAATAGGATGCGGTGGTCTTGGAATTGGATGGAATCCTCTTAGTCTAGCTTTAACATCTTCTCCGACTGGCAATGCAATAATGGATACGGAGGCTCTTTCATCTTTGTTATCAAGGTCTATACCATACTGCATTACTCGGCCAGGAAGCTTAATTACAGCGGCA